TCCAATCCTTTTTAGTGTATTGGTAGCTCTTTTAGCTTTACCAAAAGCAAACGGAGTTGCATATTGAGCCCCTTGTCCAGGTGTAAATGATGCTCCTCCTACATTAGTAGTGTTAGCTTCATCAAGCTCTTGCAATACTTCTCTTACTAACTGAACTAAATCAGATCTCTTCATATTAAAGAGATTTAAGTTCGTTGACTAAGTCGTAATATTGCATTAAATTAACTAGATGGTTGTCATTAATCTTTTCTTTATTAGAAAGAGTCTTAATAGTTTTTGCAACTTCATCTAATTTAATTTTGACCACTTCATCTTTTACTCTGGTTGAAAGTTTTGATACTTCGTTTTTGATATTTGTTAATTCCTCATTAACTAAAGTGCGTAAACGTGTTTGAGAATTAACTGATGTAATAAATTCTTTAAGTATATTTTTTTGTTGAGGTAACAAATCTTTATACTTATCATTGAATTTTTCAAGAAGAATTTTAAAAGTAAGTAATTTTAAATCTTTATCATACTTACCGTACTCTTCAATTAAGGTATCCTTTACTTCTTCTGCATCTTGCTTTTTAGTAGTAAGATGTTCTAAAAGAGTAGATTTGAAGTTAACTAATAAATTAGGGTCAACTAGCTCATTATTATTTTGAGCCTCTAGTAAACAGTATAAAGAAGCTAATGCTTTATAGTCTGAAACCTGAATTGAAAAGAATTCATTTATATCATATCCTTTTTTGATATCTGATATTAAAGAATATTTTTGTTCTTTAAGTGTATTTCTATTAAGTTTTTTCGAAATTTCAGTAATAGTTGAAAGTATAGTTTCAGCTTTATTCTGACCTATACCTTTATTCTTTAGAATGAATTCATATAGTTTGAACTCTCTAACTAAGGAAGTCCTACCTGTGAAATGCTTTTTTAATATATCAATAGCAGGAGAATCTTTTTTATTTAAAGTATCTGCTGCAATTTGTTTTACAAGCAATTCAAAGATAAGCCCGGTATTACGGAATTTTGAGTGTTTTATCTTCATTATACACGTTTACATATATAAATATACATCAATTACCTAAATCTTTAATGTTGTCTTCGTTTAGTAACTCTGATGTATCTTCTTCCTTTTTACTGAAAACTATGTTCTTAAACATATCTTTATTTTGAAGGTAAACTGTGTTTGTTGATTGGTTCTCCATTACGTTATTATTATCCGATGGATAACCTCCTTTCATATCGATTTGTCCTAAAGGATCTCGTCCTCCCATTGGATTATCTTGTGTACCGTAAACAGAAGCTTTTTCTCTAGGTCTGCCTCCTTCAGGTCCTGGCTGACCCCATTCTTGTTCTTTCTTATCTTCAACTTCTGAATAACCTGGTGGTAGTTTACCTGGTTCTCCTCCTTTTGGAGTAGCAACCGATCTTCTACCGTACATTGATGCAAGATCATGTGGTGTACCGTATGTAACTCCAGATTTAGCAGGATCGTTTCCTTCTCCTTCAATTTGAGCATTTCTAAATAATCTTTTAGTATCTTCTCTAACTAAATCTCTTTCTTGCATATAAGTATCTTCTGACATATCAAATATATTTTCGTAAATATAATCTGAAGAAAATAATTTACTGTCAGTCATTTGAGCAGCTAAATCTACCTTTTCTTTAAGTAGTGCTACTTTTTCTTGTTCAAATATTACAGATGGAGTAGATAACTTTATTTCAAAGTTAGTTAAACTTTCTCCAGTAAATCCTTGAGTATATAAATGTATAAGAGCTATTTTGGTAAGTTCAGATTCTAATATTTTTTGAACTCTTTCAACTGTTCTTGCAAATCTTATATCTTCTGCTGCTAAAGTTGCTTTACCTTGAAGATCTCCTTCATACCCAAAATATGCTTTTGGTATCTTAAGAGCAGCAAATAATTTAGATTGTAAATATTGAACGTCAGTTGTACCATCATAATCTAAACCTTTAGTAGTTTCAATACGAGTAGAAGTATCTCCTCCTCTTACAGGTAGGTAATAATCTTCCATCATATTTTGAATATTAAACTTAAGGTTATAATTACCATCTTGACCTATATAAGGTGTCTTTTTCATTGCATTTATAGTCTTTTGCATGAATTGATCAACCTCATTAGGTGGTATAGAACCAACATTGATATAGAACATTCTCTTTTCAGGTGCTCTCATTATACGATGAATTAACATCGCATCTTCCATTAAGTTAGTTTGTTTGAATATTTTTCTAGCAGGCTCTATATAAGATCTACCGTAAGGTAAATATGTAACATCTGATAGTAATCTAAAGTGTGCTACTTCGTAATTATCAAAAGTAATATTTTGCTTATTTGGTTTTTTAGTAACCATTGGATCAGATGCTGCTGCTATTCCATCTATTTCTAATTCAAATTTTACTTCATTAGGATTTTCAGGATCATATCCTTCATGTCTTATAATATTGTAAACCGTATAAGGTAACACGTTATATACTCCGAACTTCTCTGCTATTTCTAGCTTTAGGAAAAAGTCTCCGTATTTAAGCATATTACGTGTCCATGACCATAAATTAAATTCAATATTTAATACGTCATAGAATAAATTGTAAAGTACTCTTTGTATGTTTTCATCAGATGATTTTATTGCTAAAATCTCTCCTTGATCGTTTTTTATAGTTGCTTCATCACATACTATATCAAGAGCTGAAGCTATTATAGGATCAGTATCCATTGCTTCATAATCAGAATAAAGTTGTATTCTTAATGTTTGATAGTTTAAATTAGGATTGTATACATTTCTATTGTTGTATACATATAATCTATTGAATCTATCAATTAAAGAGTTAGTTTGAACTCTTCCAGTTTTTTGTATTGAGTTTACATCAGCAACTTTCAACTGATCTCCTCCAATGTTACGTATTACTACGTCATTAGAAAATAATCGTCTTAGTCTGCCAAATAATGAAGTATCCGCCATTACGGTATTAGTTTAATATATATAAATAGTCTATTTTAATAACCAACTTATGTCTTCTTCACCATCGTTAGTCTTTATAATATAAGGATTTTCTCTCTGAATACCAACTGTTTGTATAACAGCGTTGTTTCTAGCATTGAGATTAGTAAAAGAAGATAGTTGAGCTCTAGCTAAATCTAATCCTTGTTGTCGTAGTTTTAATGCAGTATCTCTTACGTATAACGCTGTAGCACATGACATTATCAAGTCATCATTATATCTATCCTGTGCTTGTGCCTTACCGTTTTTCCATATAAAAACTCTCATTTCTTGCATTAATCTTTTAGATTGAATAGTAACTGAATGTTCTCTAATATACTCAATCATCTTTGCAATAACTAAAGGTCTTGTTCTCATAGACATAGTAAAGCCAGGTACTAATTGATCTCTTTCCCATTTACTCATATAAGATTCTACAGTGTCTAAATGATTTCTTGGAGAATAATATAAGTTTCTATATTCTCTTTCTAATATAGTTTCTATAGTAGCCCATCCAATATTTGCATTTTCTACTACTAACAATGCTTCGTTGTACTCTGCTGCTATACCAACTAACATATTACCAAAATCTTTAGGAGATAATTTACCTCTATATTCAGCTACTTGAATACAATTTTCTATATCAAATATATGAAATGCTGAATAATCAGTAGAGTCACCTCTAGCTACATCGGCTACTACCATATATGATTTAGTATAATCTACACCTTCCCATATCCATAAATTACCATCTACTCCTCTTCTTTCAAGAGCATCTTTTTCATACGTTTCTTCATAGAATAGCATATCTTCAGGTTCAAATACTGTATCACCAGAACTTAAGAAATCACAGTCACATTCTTGTCCTGCCATACGAGGGCCTAAATCTGCATCTTGTTGTTCTCTCCACGATTGATCTCTTTCTGGGTGAACCGTCCAAGGTAGTCTAATTGGTAAGAAACTATTTTCTCCTGCTTCAGCTTTTTCCCATGTTTGATGAAACCAGTTACCAATACCATTAGGAGTTGATAAAGCCATACATTGACCACCAGTAGCTAACGTTTGTTGTGCTGCAGTAAATGTTTCTTCTACATTATCTATAAATGCTGCCTCATCCATTAATAATAATGATACCGCTTCTGATCTTGCAGCATCAGGAGATGATGATTTAGCTTGTACTTTAGAACCGTTTTTTAATCTTAAAGATAATTTATTTTTTTCTACTGATGGTAATCTTAACCATTTTGGTAACTCATCATACATAAAGATAACTTTGGTTACTAAGTTACGAGCTGTAGCTTGAGTAGTAGCTAAAGCAAGTACGTTTTTATCTTTATGAAAAAGCATTAACCATAAACTATATGCTGCAGCTAAAGTAGATATACCAAGCTGTCTAGATTTTAGAGTTATAATATAGTCATT